TTACTTTATGGTGATACAACAGCGCACTCTGTACCATCCTCTAATATCAGAAACATCAACGGAAAAGTCTGCAAAATTAGGGTTCACCGAGCGGCAGATAATCTTTGTGTCATCACCTTTAGCTTGGAATACATTCTTAATGATAGCTCCATTAACTGTGTCGAGAACATAAGTGTTGCCCCACTCAATGAAAGCTTTCTCGTTAATCTTCTGCACAAGAACCTTACTTCCGCTTGGGTACTCTGGCGACATACTATCGCCCGTAACTGTGATTGCCATCGAAATATTCTCAATAGGAGAAATCATCATTTCGCAATCGTGCTGCTTTATCTGATACTCAAAATTATTAGGAGTACCACCTTGCGCAGCAACAGGAAGAAGGGGTACTTTATAAAATTTACCTTCCTCTTGTAGCTTGTCATTGTTAGTCATAAAACCTTCGCCCGTTTCAAGCCAATCTGCATTAATATCTGGGAATACCTCTGAGACGGCTCTTTTTGTTTTCAATGATAATTTATCTGTATTGTAGAAATGACTGATGCTCACACCAATCTTCTCCTGAAACTGAGCCATTGACATTCCTTTGTGTTCAGCTACCTTTTTTGCTCTTTCCAATAGTGTACTCATACGTTTTATATTAATTATTATTAAAATATTAATAGAAAATAATAGTTTCTCGAATTTTTTTATTAATTTTGCGGTGTAATTACAAAGCACCGATATATTTCGGTTGCAAAGATAGTGATTTTATATTAATTTCTATATAAATTTATAGTTAAATATGGTTATTAAATCTCAAAAAGAGAAAGAGAGCTTGGTAGTTCAATCCGTAGAGAACTACATGAAGCAGGGTCTCAAGAAGTCTGAGGCTGTGCGGCGTACAATGAGTGACTTCAAATATGCGTGTGAGGCTAGCATCTATGGAATCCTCAAACGCAATAAAAAGAAAGGAGGTAACGATGATAAACGAACCGCCTGATGTGAAGCCGAAAGGCAAATATTCTATCAAGGAGACTGCTGAAAAGCTAGGTGTTAGTGCAACGACTATCTACCGCTATATTAAAAGTGGATTCCTTAATAGAACTGTAAGACCGAATGGGCAAGTAGCTATCGCAGGGTCAGAGATTACTCGATTTTGGGGTGGCGAGTATATATAATATATAATAAGGTGTAAATATGGAAAAGGAGATACAAGAAGCAATCACATTATTAGAATCCCAAGGTTACGAGGTAATACCTCCGCAATCTGTCTCTATCATTAATGATGAGTTCGAGAGTTGGTGGAAGATGTATGGTAAGTGTGTCGGCAAGCAGAAATGCTTAAAGAAGTGGATGCACATGACTAAAAAGGATAGAGCTGCTTGTATGGCAGCTACGCCACGATATGTTGCATCAATCACTCAGAAGGTGTATCAGAAGCACCCTCTAACTTATCTTAATTCCCGTGCCTGGGAGGATGAAATATATTCTGAGTATGACGAAGTACAGCAACAGCAGCAGCGAACAGAGCTTAATTTCGCAAGAACAGCAGCAGCGGTCTTTAACGCTGATTAATTTCGAAGAGTGGGTAGAAACCAATTATCCTTTAATCAGTGAGCGAAAAGAGCCAGTATCTTCACTAACTTCTGCTCTTAAAGATACCAATACATTAGCATCTTTAGATAATGATTATGGAGAAGGGTTCGCTCTAAAATGGGTGAAAGCTCAATTATTAGATACATTTAGACTTCTTGGTGCTGGAAATTCAGTAAATAGCCTACAAGTTGTCTTTATGGCAAGGCGTATTAGGAATATCTACTATTATCTATCTCCAAGCGAACTTACCTACTTTTTTGAATCACTTGTAGGTGGGGGATATGGAAAGATATATGTAGGTAATACTATCAATCCGCAGAATCTGATGGAGGCTTTACAGAAGTTCGATACCGAAAGAGTACAGATACTATCGCAGATGGAATCCGATGCCAATAAGGAGCGAAAGAAAGATGTAAGAACTGACCTTGGTATCGTTAATGCTATATGTAGCAAATTAGGCAAAGAACTTGCGAAATCACTCATTGGTTCTAAGGCTGGTCACGAATATAAACCGTTTAACGCTAATAAAAAATACAACAATGAAAATTGAAATCAAGTCAATGACCTTACAGAACTTCAAGAAGGTTCGGGGTCAAGAAATTAACTTTAGCCACAATATGGTTATTAGTGGCGCAAATAAGGTAGGCAAGACTACTATCTATGATGCCTATCTTTGGGCAATCTTCGGCGTTATTAGCAAGAAGAATGCCACCGTACAACCTCTTGATATTAATAATGATGTTATTCATCATCTTAAAACCTCTGTCACTGTAGTACTTAACTATAATGATGAGCGAGAGATTAAGGTACAGCGTATTCTTTCTGAGAATTGGAAGAATAAGGGTACAGCAGATGAGAAGTTGCAAAGTACCACACAGGAGCGACTTATCGATGACGTTCCTCTTTCACAGAAAGATTTCAACGCCAAACTTGAAGAACTTTGTCCGCTCAATAAATGGCTCGTACTGTCTAATATCAACATCTTTATGTCCTATAAGGTTGATGACCGCCGTAAAATGCTTATGTCGCTGGCAGGCAAAATCAATGAGGAAGAATTGATGAAGCCTTATCCTATGGTGTATAAGGGCGTAATTAAAGAGAAGAAAGAACTCTCCGATATGCTTACACAGCAGAAGGCAACAAAGAAGAAAGCGGAAGAGGAGTTGGATTTGATACCTGCAAAGGTTCAGGCACAAGAGGCTCTAAGAGTTGATGCCGATTTTACTGCTCTCAAAGCACAGAAAGCAAAGATTGATGCTGATATTGCTGCTATAGATGCGGCATTGGAGGGCACGACTGAGAAAGACCCTGCTATGGAAGATTACCTCAATAAATTGCAAGCGCATAACGTTAAGGTTGCGAATGCACAGAAGGTTTGGCAAGATGCTAAGATTAAGGCGATTGATGAGCTTACGAAGAAGATTTCTACGGCTTCAACGAAAATTAATGACGCTAAATCTGCATATACTACAAATATGGAGACCTACAAGAAGAATAAGGTTTCCTTGGCAGAGGTCACTATTAATTTCAATAACAAGATTAAAGAGTGGAATAATGCTAACGAAAAGAAATTTAACCATAAGCAAACAGATGTTTGTCCAGTTTGTGGTCGTCCTTATACGGACGAAATGAAGGCAAAGGAGTATAATAACGCTGTTGCTGAGTTCAACAAGAATAAGTCTGAAGAACTCACGAAAATACAGAATGAGGCTGCTCAGATTAAGCAACAGATAACTGTCCTCAAAGGTAATATCAATACCTATGAGCAGATTACCAAGGCGCAAGATGAGGATAAGGTAAAGAATGCTCAATCTGAGTATCAGAAGTTAATTAACGAGCGTACAGAGAAGCAGAACCAAACTTGGGAAGCTGCTGCGGAAAAGGTGGTCTTTGATAAAGACCTCGCCGATATTGAAGCAAGTAAGCCTATTGCGAAGGTTGATGCTACAATCGAAGAGAATAAGGAGAAAAAGAAGACCCTTGTTTCTCAGCGTGATGTATTGGTTAATCAAATCGCAGGTGAGGAGACTAATAAGCGTATTGACGCTGAGAAGGAAAAGCTCAATAATCGCTCTGTTGAGTTATCTCAGATTATTGCTGATTGTGGTGAAGTTATCAGCCAAATCAAAGCTTATAAGAAGGCAAAGATTAATGTTGTTGAACAAAAGGTTAACTCTTATTTCTCTCTCATTCGTTGGAAGTTCTATGAGCAGAATAAGACCAATGACGATGAGAAGGAAATCTGTACCGCTATTGATAAGGATGGTATTGACTACGATAATACGAATGATGGAACTGTTATTGATATGGGCGTTGATATTATCAGCGGTATATCTAAGGCTTCAAATATCTTCGTACCTCTGTTCGTTGACCGCAAAGAATCGGCAGAGCATATCGTTCCCGTTGAGCAGCAGATTATCTACTTGCAATGTATCTACGGTCAGCCTTTGGAGATTAAATCAGTTTAATAACTTTATAAAATAAAAATTATGGCAGAAAATGGAATCGTGGTTTCACAGCCACAAGTTAGCGGACTTAATATGTTCGCAAATCAAGACAGTTTCAATACTGGTTATAAAATGGCGCAGATTTTATCAGCGTCCACAATTATTCCCGATACATTTAAAGGGAACATAGGTAATGTAATGATTGCTATTGATTTAGCACAGCGCATTCATACAAATCCACTTATGATTATGCAAAATATGGCGGTAATATATGGTACGCCTTCTTTCTCCGCTAAATTCCTTATTGCTTGTATCAATGCAAGTGGATTATTCGCAACACCTCTTCGCTATGAATTTGTTGGTGAGCAAGGAAAAGACGATTGGGGCTGCTATGCTTATGCAATAGATAAGCAAGGCGAAGTGCTTAAAGGCTCTACTGTCACCATTCGCCAAGCAAAAATAAAAGGATGGTATGATAAAAAAGGTAGCAACTGGCAAGCTGACCCAGAACAGATGCTTCGTTATCGTGCTGCTACAAGATTTCAGAACGCCTATTGTCCTGAAATTACTTGCGGACTTGCTGTTAAAGAGGATTTGGAAGATGGCGATTATACCGAGATTACAACCGATAACGTTGAGCAGCTTTCTGCCGAAGAGAAGCTCGCACAAGCTCAGCAGCAAGAGGAACAGCAAGCCAATTCACAGTCGCTCGATATGAATAATGGCGAGAATAAGGAGGAAAATAAGGCTGCTGATAATACCCCAAGTGATGAGCAGAAAACCGCTCAGACCGCAGAAAATGCGGCTCAAACCAAGCCTAAAGCTCAGCCGATGGGTAAACAGGAAATGCCTGATATATTTAAGCAGCAGTAAAATAACGGATAGGAGAGAGAGGAATCTCTCTCCTATATATAATAAGGTATAGAATATGCAATTAGTTACATTAGGTAGTGGAAGCTCTGGTAATGGGTATATCCTACAGAATGATGATGAAGCACTTATCATAGAATGCGGAATGCCCTTAAAAGATGCCGTAGAAGCACTTGGAGGAAATCTCAAAAAGGTTGTCGGTTGCTTGATTACTCATAGCCACGGCGACCACGCAGGGTTTATTCGTCAGTATGCACGACCTTTCAATATCTTTGCAACCAAAGGTACTTTGGAAGAAAAGAAGATTAAGGAAGGTGAATTTCATTATAATGCCATACCGATGCTTAAAGAGTTTCGTATTGGTAACTTCGTTATAAAGGCTTTCGATACAGTTCACGACACCAAAGAGCCTTGCGGCTTTATTATTTATCATCCCGATATGGGAGATATGCTTTTCCTTACGGATAGCCATCATATAAAGTATAAGCTGTCTTTTCCACTTGACTATATCCTTATCGAATGCAATCACATGGATTCGTTGGTTGATAAGAGTGTGAGAGAGGGCATTATTCCCAAGAAGATTGGTATTAGAGCGAAAGCTACCCACATGAGCTTGGAAAGATGTCTAAACTGCTTGAAAGAGAATAAACTAGAAAGAACGAAAGCGATTATTCTTATTCACATGAGTGCAAATAATGGCGATGCCGTTTTATTCTCTTCTGAGGTAGCGAAAGCAACTGGTAAGGCGGTTCACGTTGCGAAGAAAGGATTCTCGTTGGAGTTGATGAAATGAAAACTCTTGAAGAAATATCGTATTTGCATATCATAGAGCAACTACAAGAGGAGGTTAGAAAGCTTACAGATGAAAATAAGTTGTTGTGTGAATCAATAAAACGTTACTTTAATGAAAGAAGAAATTGAAGAGCCTTGTTGTGGAAATTGTATCTCATTTACCAACGAAGGTGTTTATGGTGATGGCTTTTGCTGCGATAAAGAAGAAAGTACTAACTGTTGGAAATGGTGTAATAAACATAAATACAGATAATTATGGTAATAAAAGGAAAACAAGTTAAAGAATGGGTAGAACGTGCCTATAATAATGCCGTGAAACACGGATGGCACGAAGAGAAGAAGCCTACGGCACACTGGGTTATGATGATTAGCACAGAGGTTACGGAAGCCGTTCAAGCTGACCGCAAGGGGCGTTGGATAAATGACCTTGATAAGAGTGGGCTTGATTGCGTTATCGCTAACGACCACCACGGAGGTTTGGTTGAAAAATTCTACGGCGAACATATTGAGGGAACTGTTGAGAGTGAATTGGCAGACATCTGCATTCGTTTATTTGACCTTATGGGGTTAAAAAACGTAAAATGTAGAACAAAATATACAACCGATGAAGAAAATGTAGAACTCTGTAAAACAAGAGATTTTACAGTTAATGCATTCTTCATTTCAAGAGGTATATTAAATTTTGCCACCCCGAATAACTCTTTGCTCAGTAAAGCTTATTTTAATGAAATAATCGAAGCTTATTTTAATGATATAATCGTTGCTACCTTTGAATGGGCAGAATCACTAGGTATCGACCTTGTACAGCACATTAATCTAAAGATGCGCTATAATGAGACCCGTGAGTATCATCACGGAGGAAAGAAATACTAAAAAAAATAAGGCGGCTGCTCTTCACGAGTAACCGCCTTTGTTATCCTAACAATCTTATAACCAAAAAAACTAAAACCTATAAGTATCTGTAACTATTGAAAATGTCTTATCTTTTTCTATTTTTATATATTGCCAAGAATATCATACCTACTATGAAGAGAAGCACGAATGCCGCCGTAACCTTACCTAATCGGTAGAATGTAGCATCTATTTTATTCATCGGCTTCTCTATATACACAGGGTATGGAACAGAATCTTGTTTAGCTTTATCTAAGGAATCGATTTTGAGTCGATACTTGCTTAGACTATCCTTATATGATTTATAATAAGAAATACTATCTCTGAGCTTCTGTACGAATACCTCTGTATAGTTATGGCTCTCGTAGTGATATTTGGCTTGTCTGAGAATATTACCATCTTTATCAACCATTGTAGAAGTGCTATCTCTAATATGGTTTGTTTCAGACTTGCTATTTTCTTTTAGCTCACTTTGAGTTCTCTGATAGAGTTCAAAGGTCGCTGAAAGTCTAGCATTAAATATCGAATCCCAATGTGACTGCTTATCGCTGATATAAGTCTGTCGGGTAACCACCTTCGGGGTAGCCGTACACCCGATAACTATCTGCGTCATAAGAAACAGAAGCATTGAAATTGACAAACAATAAAACAAATCTTTAATCCATTTCATAAGCTTATAATATATTAAAGGCTTTCAAAGCTCTCTTCCAATATTTGGTTCTGCTCGGCAAGCCGTTTGTTCCACCATTGATTTTTTTTGTAACCGCTTTAATATCATTCTTATCAGCTATGGCATTCAATCCTCTTATTAGCCAATACCACATACCGCTTTTTACTGCTCCTTTCGGTTTCTCCAAGAGCTTTGGCTCTGCTACAACATCACCTTTGCAGTACTTTGAGTTCGTGTAAGCTTGGTAGTTCGCTCTTCCAGTTAAATGCAAGAAACCACGACCTTTATATCTGTAGCCGTCACCCTTCTGAGTATTGCCCAACATCTTTGCGAGCTTACCGACCTCATACTTATGGCAATAGTCAGCATTACCGATTTCTCGTATATGTACCAACTCTGCGGTTTCGTGAGCCACTTGTGCAAGGAAATGTGCCATGCGAAGTGGAGTATTGATATTGAAAGCATCTGCGTAATCGTTGATATAAGGAAGATATATATCAATCCTATCTCCAGCATTCGGCATGATGATTTCCATCTGTTTTCTTGTTACTTTCATTCTTTATCCTCCGTTGCTTTAAATCCTTCTTCTAACGCATCACCAACGCCTTCACTCTTAGATTTTGCAAGAGCTACGACAAAGGCTTTGATGAAGCCCATTATTGTCTTCTTCTCTACTGATACGCCACGAACAAATAAGAAATGTCCTAGTATGCTTGGGATTTCTATTCTTACCGCAATAAATGCAGTAACAACCCATCCACCCCAAATATAATCAATATCAAGCTGCGGCAATAAAGCTCTACCAAGAGATACACCTACCATTATATAGATAAGGTAGTCCACAAATTTATTTGCAGTTCTGCGCCTTGCCCGTGATGCTCTGAACTCATATCTATCAGCAAGGAGAGGGCTCTTGCTTTCTAAAGCATTTTTATGTCGAAGGCTACTTTCTTCACAACCAAAGCGATAGTCAGCAATGATAAGTAGAACGATGGCAATAAGCATCCATCGGGTATCGAGTAACATACAACTTAACTCATCCCCGAATAGCATCATCCCTGCCGCTCTTGTACCCGTATTTCCTACTTGTCCTACCATATTTTGTTTTTGATGCAAAGATAACTTTTAAAATCGAAAGACAGAAGAAAATAGATAATCGGGTGTAAACAAATAAAGAGGAACTTATCAAAAGCTCCTCTTTATGAGTGATTCAAACTGTATATCTACTTCAAAAAGTATTCTCTTATATTATATACGCCATCCTTATCTTTCAGTAGGTCAAGAGCCAACTTGTAAGCGTATTTTACAAGTTCATCCTCATTTATATCAGAAAGAGATTTCTCGCCCTTTATTGCAACTATGGTTTCCCCGTGGTCGCTTATTACCTGATTCATTGCTATATACAGCGCATAATCATTGTAATATGGCTTATCCTCCATACATAAGCCCAATTTTTCCATTTCGTCCAACCATCCTTGCATATTCCAGGTTGCTTCGGGATTCATCTTACCGATAATATCCAACGCCTCATTCTTTGTGAGATAGTTGTTCCACTTGATGGCGCAGAGCTTATCAAGATACTCTTGCGCCAACTCTGGGTGCTTTGATGCCATATCCTTCATCATGCAGCGCATTGTGTCTCCAAATGTGCGCATATACTTCACGTTGGCTGATGATGCCATCATCCCGTAAAGCTCATCAAACTTACTCATAATCTCTTTTGTTTCCATATTGTCTTGTATTTATATATGTGATTATTCTGCTGTTATCAGACTTTTCAACTCCTCAAAGTCAGTTTTTGTAAAACTGATACTCTTCTTGCTGCCGAACAATATTGTCGTTATGATGTTGTCGGGCAAATCAATAGACAAAGTACCGCCATCAATGCGACCTTTGACAAAGCCGAAATCAAATTCGTAGTTGCTTATATTCTCCAACATCTGCATGAGGTCTGAGAATATGGTATCGGCATCAATGTTTCCGTCCTCATCGGCAATGAATAGGGTAGCGTTGTCAATGCTCTTGCCCCAACTATCCTTGTGCTTTGCGATGATGTTGTGTGAAGCTCGCTTCATATACACGGAAGGAATAGCCAGTGCTGGGTTCTCCTTCACCATATCGCTAATTCTTGCGTCTGCCCACAAATCAAGCGATGTAAGCAGTTTCTCTTTCAGTTCAGTTACATTCATTTCTTAGTTTCTCCTTTATGTGTTTTAGTGTACCAAGCGAGATACTCTTGCCAAGTCTTGTCGCTGTGGTTAGTCATATAATCGTTGAGCATAGCAGATTTTTGTTCCTCTGCCTGTGCCACCTCCTTTCTCAATCTTTGCATCAAAGATAGATGCTTCTTTAATGCTTCCTGTCCTTGCTGAGTACTCTCAATGCGAGGACGTATGATGCGCAATTCCTCATCTTGCACTAGCTTAGACACATATTGCAAGCTATTGACGTACTCCTGATTCTGCATCAAGTACTGACGTTGTGCGCCTGTCAGATTGTCCTCAATCTTGTCAATTTCATCCCATAAAGGGGTGGCGGATTGCTGCGCTTGCATATTGATAGATGCTCGCTTCTGCTGTATTGCCTCATACATCTTCTGTAGCTCGGCATCCATCGTTGGCGGCTGTTGCTGACTTGTACCCATATCCAATAATGGGCTGTTCCCGAAATTCATCATAATCAATATCTTTAAAGTTGGTGATATATTATAGAGAGGTGAGAGGGCATCCACCAACGAGGGCAAACACCCCTCACCAACTCATTTTTTCTTAGTCCGTCTAGCTGACTTCCTTACTGCTCTGTTACGCTCCTGTAGTGGGAGTTGAAGCAGTCTTGCAGCAGCAATAACTGCCGTAACCTGTAACTGTAGGAGTGCTAGGAAGTACCAACTGACCCTTGATGTCATAGGCAGTCTTTAATTCCATAGCTTGCAGCAAAATCTTCTCCTTGTAAGGAGTAAGAGCCTCCATCACGGCTACCTTCTTGTCAAGGTCACTAAACTTTGCTTGCAACGCGTCATACTGGTCTCTCTGATTCTTGTACAGACCGAAGTCCGCATCAACCTGAGACTTGTAAAGACCGAACTCAGCCTGCATTGCACGGCGGTTCTCGGCGTTGATAGCATCGTTAGCACCCTTATACATAGAGAACTTCTCTGCGATGTCAGTCTCGCGCATAGCGTAGAACTTGTTAGCTGTGTCGAGCTTCATGCCGAACATGTAGGTAAGCAACTTCACCTCATCATCGCATTCCTTCTCCATTACCTGCAAGGCGGTTGGCTGATTGGAACTTGCGTTAGCTCCATAGGCGTTGATATTCACGTTCTCAGGCATATTGCTGCCACCGAGTGAACCAAATACGCTGCGGTTGTTACCGCCAAGCAACCAAGCACCAGCACCGAGTGCTGTGCCGATGATACCAAGGGTAAGACCAGCATTGCCTGTTGCCTTAGAAGCATAATCATCGTGCTTCTTTCCCTCTTCGTAGATTTTCTTCTCTACGACCTTTGCATCTGTCATTTCCATAATACAATCTTTTGAAATCCTTAATATTAACTAACACTATTGTAACGTTACGGATGCAAAGGTACAAAGAATATAGAAGAGCAAATGTAACTCTATCACACTTTCTTTTAGTGGTTGATTATCAGTGTTTTAAGGTGATAGTAGGTAATATCATTTTAAGCTAATATATATTTTTAATAAAATATTGTATTTTTAAAACCCACGAAATCGGGGAAATTAAAATCCTTTCCAAAGTTTGCAAGATTGGAAAGGATTGAAAACAAAAAGAGAGGCAATCACTTACCTCTCTTACTCAACTCCTAAGAAATATTTAGTAGATACAGATACAATCCTACCCCGAACCACATTATCAATATCATAGTTGATGATGTCACCCAAGATAGAAAGAACTTGTCTATCGTCTTATACTTATAGGAAAGGTACAGATAAGTAATGAACGTGCTGTTAATGATTACCATTATCGCTACTATAATCAAAGTCTGAAACATAAAATCCATGATACTCATATATGCTCGCTTATCCGTGCTGCGATAGGGCTTTCATACATTATAATTTTCTCTTGCTCTTAATGAAGTGTAGTATATCCCACTTCTTCCAATATCTCGTATGTCCTCGCTTCTTGCATTCTCCGTTCGGAATATCACCTCTAGCAACCATTCTATTCAATGTTGCATCAGAAACGTGAAGTTTCTCCTTGACTTCCTCTGTGCTCAACATCGGATTGAGCATATCGGGGATGATGTCACACAATCTATCCAGGTCATCATCGCTCATACCGCAAGCGGTGACCTTCTCGCCATTTCGCTGCTGCTCGTCTGCCTTGAAGCAAGCATCAGCCAATGATTTCAAAGCCATTCCGAGTATCTTATAATTCAATATTTTTCCCATAATCACGCACAAATTTTACGTCCTAACTTACTTCGACTGATAAACAAATCCACAAAAGAGTACAGATAGAATATTGCCGTTACCACCATGACAGTGAAGCAGGAATCTATCATATCTTGAGTTGTGTACCAACTCCAGTGTACGATATGAGCCGCATTCACACCAAAGAAATAAAAGAAGGGTATTCTATATCTCCAACATAGGTAGAAGAATCGGCTTGCTAATATCAAAACCATCGGCAAGATGTACACCATAAAGTAGATAAATAAATAGCAGGGAAAATTCTCATTGTTTGTTATGAACATTTCCCTTGGATGCTGTGAAAAATCCCACATTCCATAGGCGTGAAAGCACATAATTATAATTGGAACATACTTACAGAACCAGCGAAAGAATTTCAGAATCCTTCTGCTATACCGATTTCCGTGCTTCATCAGCAAGGACATCACCTCGCTAACGTCTTTGTCTTGCAACCACTTTAATAGGTCGCTCTCATCTTCTTTGTTCATAAGCTTATTTTTTTTAGACTATTGTTCGTTGATTTTTTAAGTTTCTTCCGCAAAGATATGCATTTTTCTAACAGAAGTGGTTGATTTTCAGTTGATTTTTGTGTTAAACTTTATAAAAAGTAACAATCTGAAAGTAATAAGTCGCAAAAATAGCGTTAGAACGGCTTCCTTACCAAATTCTAACGCTATTTCTATATCTACTTATCAGTGTTTATCCTATCACAACCTCAAGGGTCTCCATATCAGCGAACTTCAAGCCGCAATCCTTAGCTGCCTTGAACAATTCCTTCTCGTCAACTTCCTCGATGGCTACCTCTTCCTCCTTGTCGGCAAGTTCCTTGAAGTACTTCTCGGTCTTCTGCTTTTGATTGAAGAAATACTCATTGACCTCAGCGAACTTGGCTGAATCGTCCTTGGTGTATTCGTAGCCCTCATCGGCGTGCTTCTGTTCCAACTGCTGGCACTCCTGGAGCTTGCGCTGCATCTCCTCGAACTTATCGTCCTTCAAGCTCTCCTGCGCTTCCTCAACATCCTTGTCGTAGGTATCGGCTACGTGGCGCAAAGCCTTCATATTCTTCCAAACTCGCATAGCGGCATCATCGCTCATTGATGATGTCTTCAATGCCTTCAATGTTCTGTAGGCTGCAACAGCCTCGATTGTCTTAATCTTCTTCATTTTGTTCTGTTATTTATGCTAAACTTAAAATAAAATTCTACATCGACCGCAAAGATACGAAAAATATTCTGTATATGCAAGGATATAAGAGTAATTATTATAATACTTAAATTACTTATATTTTATTTCCATGTTATTCTTTGAACAACAATACTACCTACTGCTGGGTAGCTAGGTGGATTGTCTGAATGTACTCTCGTTCCTGCGGCACTACCTTTCTTCATAGAACCAGTAACTTTATAATTACTTACCTGTTTTCTTTCCTTCACGCCCGACTGATATGTAAAGGAGATGAAAGCTTCTATGGTATAATCTTGAGTAAGAACTCCATTTCCATCAAAAACAATATCAAATCCTTCTACAGGATAATTGTTCCAGCTTTCTCCATTTCCCACGTTTATCATTTGTTTGGTTACATAGACTGCTACAGTGAAGTGAACGGTGTAAGCTGCCGTCTTCTTGATTTGCAACGCAAAAAACACCTTACCCTCCGGCACGCAATATATCTCTCCATCACTCTGAAGCTTAGTGGTACAAATCAAGCCACTTACAGATATAATAGCATTCTTGACTATACAAGGTACTGCTGTAGCATAATACTCTTCGTGGCTATTCATGTGCTCTAAAACTTCATCAATAAGTCTTGTATTGCTCATCAGATTCGGGCATATCCATCTCGGTGCTGAAGTCTGCCTTTCTGTATTGGAATTTACCTCTTTGAATGTGGAACTGGATACACAGAGATACCAATTACTTACTCCCCTTACAACAAGTCCCAAACGATAATATCCATTATTAATATCGAGGATATTATTAATAGGTATTACATCTGAACCTACCATTCCGAGTGCTTGCCACGACTGGCTATATAAATCTGAGCCAGCCCATCTACACTTGAAGCTGGTATATAAGAGACTTGTACCTTCAAGGCTTACATTGAGGGCAGAGGAATCTGTCTTACCTGGTGACGTGCTGATGGTTCTAGTCTTGTAGCTATCCAATCCGATTACACCATTGTAGAATCCTCCTAAAGGGGCAGAGGTCTTTGCACTATACCCATCTGTTAATGTTTCATTGTTAACGAAATCGCCTAAACGATAGGGCGAACTGCTACCTCCTCTAGGTCTGGAATATGTCCATTCACTGGCAGCATCCAGTACATTTGTCAAGGAATATGTACTCAGGCTAAAAGATGAACCTCTCCGAAACTCATTAGTAAGTAATGAATTGGTGGTGAAATCCAGACCATAACGGCAGTTGGCTCTGTCTCGTTCTGTAATATTAAACGGCTTGGCTATGCTCATTGGCTTGTATTTTGCCCATTTATTGATATTGGCGGACTTGCACAATGTGGCAACATCATTACTCGATTCTCCCAGCACCGACTTAACATCATCGATGGATATGGGGGGGTGATTTTTCCGTTATTTACACTCATATTTCTTTCTTTTTTATCGTTATACTTTTTATATCTACTACATATCGGGCATAATACCACTACTAAATGGGATAAGACCCTTTGTAACCCATACACCGTTGGCTATCACGTATATCTTATATGACTTGCCGCTGGTAAGATTCCTGAATGTTGCCGTTTTCGTTTCGCCTGCCTTCATCGTGCCAATGGTCTCGTAGTATTCTCCACTTACCATAGGCTGCCCCTTAGACGGGTCGGTCTGATATACGCAATATACGGTTACGTTGTTTACCTGACTGGCATTGTCCTTCAACTTCAGTGTCACGATAATTCTGCCAAGCTGCTCTCTTGCCGTAATCTGTGCGAAGTTGCTTGCAACAGCTTGTGACTGGCTGATGATGGAGAGCTGCTTGCCTCCTGCTAGGTTTGGAATGGCATAGCAGGTCATCTGATGAAGGGTGTGGTCGCTGGAATAATTGTGCGAGCAAAACATCGGGAATGCAAGGTAATCGCCTACCTGAAGGGCATTCTTAGGCAGCCGCACGGTGAATGTGCCAACGCTGGATGCGGTGGTGATGAACATGAGGGTGGACTTGCTCTTGTCGGTGATGATGTAGCCGAAGTACTTATCCTTGAATGCGGCGAAATCGAAATAGCTTATCTGTGAGCCATCTGCCGATACAGGATTGAACAGGGTGAGTATCTGATTGGTATCACTCTCACGGATGAACACGTTGGTGGATAGATAGTCCTTCACCTCGGGATTGGCATTATGGAAGTAGCCTCTGAAATCTCCAAGGCGAAATGGAGAAGATGCACCGCCAGTAGGCTTATCATATAAAGTGCCATATCCATTATTAGCCTTTGAATATTCCGCCACGAGGTCTTTCCAGTTGTTCTTGCCGTTTTCTACCGTAATGTTGATGCCGTAGTTGCCATCCTTCGCCTTATACCAGTCGTCAGGAAAAGGTGAGGGGTACACGGTAGGCTTATACTTCGCCCAGACATTTATCTTCGGTGACGTACAAAGAGTAGCAAGGTCGCCGCTGCCCTCTCCGAAGAGGTTCTTCAGGTCGTCGATACTGACGGGAGCCGTTATTTTTCCGTTTGCTAATGCCAT